ACAAGATAGCATCATATGAATTATTTGAAAGTCTATATGATTACGACAAACTTACTTGGGATTTTTTCGGTGATAATGTTGAGGACTTTCATGTCCTTGACCACAAGCCCATCGAGAAACAACTAGAGGAAATTTATAACACTAACAAAAACAAAGAAAGATCGTTTGAATAAATATGAAATCAAATACAGACACTACGACATGCACCCCGAATATGTGGGCCAGACTATTAAATGGGCGAGGGACGAGAAGCAAGCGCTATCTTACTTGTGTGCTAGAAAGCCTGATAAACAAGGCTTATGCACTACGAGAAAAGGTGCGAGACTACAAATCATCTCTGTGACATGTATATACCCGCACACAAAATAAAAGAGTTCAGAGAACTCAATGACCCCGGACTCTGCCCCATTCTCCTTAGAAAGTTAGAGAATCCTTGTGTTGACCACGATCACCGAAACGGAGAGATTCGAGGTGTGATTGATGGTAGCGCCAACAATCTACTAGGTGTTATTGAAAGAAAGTTTTATAGCTTCTGTTCAGGAGACCCTGAAGATTTGCCTGATGTGTTAAGGCGCATAGCAGATTACCTTGAGCTGCCAAAGTCGGGATTCCTACACCCCGTAGGACTCAACCAACTGCTTGCTAAGTTCAGAGGCCACAATAAAGAAGAACAAGAGAAACTCATGGGTCAGTTTTATTTTTCTGATGAAACTAAAATTAGTTCTTGCAACAACCAAAAAGAAAGAACTAAATATTATCGCACTTTACTAAAACAATTTTATGAAAACAAAACTACTAAACATAGTGTCAGAGTTCAATGCTCCAAAGACACAATTCAATAAGTTCGGAAACTATTATTACCGAACACACGAGGATCAGAACAATGCTCTGAAGCCTCTTTTAAAAGAGAACAACTGTGTTCTTGTTATCTCTGATGAGGTTAAAGAACTAGGTGGTATACTATTCTGCGAGGCAACTGCTGCTTTGTATTGCACTGATACCAATAAACTTATAGCCGCGGCAAAGGCGCAAGCTGGGATTGATCCAAAGAAAAAAGGCATGGATATATCTATGACCTTTGGAGCCGCTTCATCTTATGCCCGGAAGTATGCAGTCAATGCATTGTTCTTATGTGATGATAGCAAAGATGCGGATTCAACTCACAAGTTTGATGACAAACCCGTCACAAAGAAATCACCCGCTGAAACAGAAGAAGAGGAATGGATTTAAATAAAGCTTGCGAACCACTAATCAAACCTCAAGAGGCTTGTGAAATGCTTGGAGTCAACATGACATCTTTAAGAAACTATATCAAGGCAAAGAAGTTTCCAACTTATCAGCTATCCAAAAGATGTTTCCGCTTTAGGAGATCAGAGATAGAAGATTTTATTCAAACTAACATTAAATAAATTATGGCAGATAAACAATACGATAACACCAACGGGGGAGCTTTGTTCCCCAATGACAAGAAAGAAAAAGAATCACAACCTGACTTCCGCGGCAACATTGATGTCGAGGGCAAGGAATACTGGATTAAAGGATGGAAGAAAACATCTAAGTCTGGGATGAAGTTTCTTTCTTTAGCGCTTACCGCAAAGGAAGCAAGTAAAGAAGATAGTAGAACTGAAGAAGACCCCTTCTAATGCAACCGGAAACTACATATGTTACGAACCCTGATGACATTGCTTATTACGATAAGGAATGGTATGATGAGTTTCGTAACCGAACAGTTCAAAGGCTGTTAGATGTAACCGCTAAGAAGAATAATGACTACACTACTGGAGAGAGCGCAACAAACCCTTTCGCCAATTTTGATAGATCAGAGGACTTCGGTGTGCAACCCCTTACGGGTCTGTGCATTAGGATGCAAGACAAGTTCCAAAGAGCGATGACATTTGCGAAGGATGGTAAACTTAAAGTTACTGAAGGGAATGACCAAGTCGAAGATATATTCTTAGATTTGATGGGATATTCTCTTCTTGCTTTAGGTATGCTTGAAAGAGATAAGCAGATCGAAAAGCATATTTTCTAACCACTATCTACAACACTTAGCTAGGTTGGCCATATACCAACCTAGCTTTTTTAACATGAGTAAAATTAATATGACCGAGTTCAAAGAAGCACTAGAAGTAGCCATCAATACCCACGATAATATAGAGTTCCGAGGTAAGGAAGAGGCTGATAGAATTTTATTCAAATCACTAGGACAAATACTACACACACTAAAAGACAAACTAAAAATTTATGGAAGTACCCCGGAATAAAGAAGCAGAGAGAGCCTTACTCTCTTGTTGCATAGGCAACGGAGATGAGATGAAGTTTGAAAAAGCCGCAAAGTTAATTGATACAGAAGATTTTTACTACGAAGACCACCAAGTTATTTGGGATGCGCTGAAAAGTTTATCGAGCGAATCATCAACAATAGATATCATTACAGTTTGTGATAAAGTTAGAGCAACTAACGAAGAACTGTTTCACACTACTTTAGAATTAGATGGATCAGATGTATCAAGGGTAGCATTCAATGAGTACATTGATATCATTTTAAAAAAGTCCAAGCTAAGAGCCATGAGGAGGGAGTATACCCTAGCCTTAGAAAAGATTAGCTCAGACAAATCACCCGATGTAATACTAGACGAGGTATCTAAAGAACTAGATAAGTTTACCCCAAGAGAGAAAGAGGTAACTCATATTAAGAACTCTTTGGATATTATAAAGGACGAGCTTGATTCAATGGCTAGGGGTGATTACAAGCCCAACTATATTAAGACTCACTTCAAGCATCTCGATAGCAAGATTAAGCTAGAGTCAGGCAGTGTATTTACCATAGCGGCACCTACAAGTGTGGGCAAGTCAGCCCTTAGTTTAAACATAGCTTTGAGGGCGGCATCAAGAGATGGTATTTCAACCCTCATATTCAGCCTTGAGATGCCCCAGAAGCAGATTTCAAAGAGGATGATTGGCACTCTATCCAACCTTGACTTGCAACGAACTGAGGAGCAAATAGAGACCCCGGCTAATTTAAAGAAGATTAATGAATCAATAGATAAATTAAAGAACATACCCATTCATACAATACATACCATAAAAAGTATTAATGCATTGGCTGCGGATGTTAGAAGGTTTAAGAGAGAGAAAGATATCAAGCTAGTTGTTATTGATTATCTGCAACTTATACCATTTGATTCAGGTAGGATGGGCAAAGCTGATGGTATAGCTATGATATCTCAGAAAGTTAAGCAGATAGCACTAGAGAATGATGTGGCTGTATTGCTATTGTCCCAACTAAACAGAGAGGGAGCAAGGTCAGATCGCCCAGACTTGTATCACCTTAAGGATAGTGGCTCAATCGAGAATGATGCTGACATAGTATTGATAATGAACTGCAAGGACAATGACCCCGAAGCCGCTAAGTCTGCTGATGACTATGGCCCTTACATGACTATCAATTATTTAATCGCCAAGAACAGAGAGGGAGAGCGAGGTGTTCGGGATTACTTTAAATTTTACTTCAAAGAAGGAAGATTCTTTTAATATGACAACAGGAAAACATACATTCAAAGATCGACAAGATTGCCCAGACTCTGGAGAGATTTTGTTCGAGAACTATTGCGAGTCCATTGGTGTGAAATACCACCGAGTGGGCTTTGATTCAAAGCTAGACCCAGTGTCTAACTTTTGGAAAGTACACCCAACATTAAGATCACTGCCTGACTACTTAGTAGAGAAGGGAGATGATTTGTTTTGGTGTCATGTAAAGGGTACAGCTAACATGAAGTTAAAGGACTTCGTTACTTACTCTGACTTCGAGACAAACCTCGTGCATAACTGCCGATTCTTCGTGGTGTTTTGTTTCAAAGAACAAGAACCAATCTTCAGAACAATGGCAGATATAAACAAATTAATGGTTGGACAAAGTGTGCAACAATGGCACGATGGAGTTCAGTATATTAATTTAAATCTAAATATAAATCTATGAACTCAGAACAATTAAGAACTAATACTGTAGAAAGACTACAAACTAGGATTGATATGATTAGGGAAGAGTCTAGGACTTTGTCACATCGCATTGCTATTATGAGCGATAGGCGCAAAGACTTGCAAAGAGAGAAGAAAGACCTAAAGGATTTACTATCCCAGCTTGAGTCTTAGTGTATAATATTTTAAGGGCATGGGATGCAGCAATGTACCCAGCGGCTTCATAAGGCCGTAGTTAACCCCTTAGTGTGTAGCCCCGCTTGGTTTTTTAGTATTTCCAAGTGGGGTTTTTTACAACCCAAGAGCTTCTCTAGTTATTCCTATTGGCCGAGGACTTAATTGCTCAAACGGATCAGGTAAACCAAACAGAGTTCCCTTTTGTCTCCTTCTTCTTTTTGAGAAATCATACTGCCTATCTCTCTTGTATTCCCTCAGCTCTGGTGATACATAGTGCATGACCTCATACATAGGTAGGGCTTGTAAGAATTTAGACTCAGATAAGTCCTCCATAAAAGTACCATCACCTTGCATTATCTTAAAGAATGAGTCACCAGTTGCTACTATTGTTGACAGGGGAGCTGGTTTTAAATAATCCATTACAGCAGTAAAGTAACCTTCTCTTTGTCCTTTGAATAAAACATATTTATTTATACCCGCCACACGAACCATTGAGTTGAATGTATAGTCACTCATGTACCCAAGTCTTCCGGCGAGTAAATCTTTTATTAAGTCAACGGGTATTCCACAAGCTACGAAGAACATCATGAGTTTTGCTAGATTCCCAACACCTTCCCGAACTAATTTTCCATCATTATTCTTAACACCCTCGGCTATCTTATTTAGGGATAAGTTCCTAGTGTTATTAATCTGAACAATCATAAAGGACTTCATCGTATATAGCGCACGATAATTTGGATTCTCCATTGCAGATAGCGGCATCCTTAAGTTGCTTAATGGTTGATTGACCAAAAGCTTTTGAATCAAAGCGCTAGATACCACACTGTTCTCGTATTCGTTTCTAGTGTTTGGTTCTTTCTTTAAAGATATTATGAACTCAGAGAATGGGTCGGCTAGTGCCTCTGTTTTAATTGGAAGGAACTTAATTACTTCTGCCTTAAACTTCCTCGCATCGTTCTCTCTCTTCTTGGGTAAGCCTTTCTTGATTGTACCATCTGGATTAAAATCCTTAGAGATCTTTCTATACCTAGTGTAGTTAGCATCCATTGTGGTATTCTTCATTAGAATATCCAAAGCCCGGAACCCTGTAACATTTAATCCAAAGTCAATTATTTTCTTTAAGCCCTTGTTCTCATCCTTAAAATTTTGCTCTACAATGTTATCGGTATCCATGTAGTCAGATATATTAAAATCTTTTTTACCAATCATGGACTTGAGTGTAGTCATCACACCATTGTCATACATAATAAATGGTAAGTCATATAGCTGAGACATAGTTGATGTGAACTCAATCAACAAACTAAAGTAACTGAACTGTCTAGCTAAACGAAGGGCTTCAATCTCTTGATTGTTGTTAGCCATGATAGCTTCATGCAATCTAGGCAAGTAGTCGTGCAGATACTCTTGCTTAATAGTTGGTTGACCATTTACCATCTTGGCTCTCTCTTCTGTCTCAATCTGTTGAGTCAACCTACCCAAAACGGAGGTTATATCAAACTCAGAATTGATAGCCATACCCTTACTATCTACCACTTTAGCTCTACCTATCCCGGCAAATTTCGCTGACTCAATCAAAGTATACATTTCAGTTATGTATCTACTCAATGCTTCTTCAGGTGGTACATAAAATTCTAATGTATCTTCTGACAAGAGTTCAATGACTCTGCTTTCTTGTGATGATGCCCCAGTTGACCGAAGCTTTCCTTGTTTAATTAATTGCTCAAAATATACTTCTTCTTCAACAGAACCTTGTTTAATTTTTGGAATAGGTTTAGGGAAGTCTTTAACTTTTTTAAGTTCATATACAGTATTAGGATTAGCCGCTTGAGCTTTAGCCATTCGTTCTTCAGCGCTTTTCTTTTGTTCAATGCCCTTTATGAAAGGTATCTTGACCCCAGAAATTGGGTCAACAATCATAATGTAATAAGCTTCACCTTTATTGTTTTCCCTTCTTTGATTCTCTGCCTCTAATTCTTGGGTAAATGATCTTGGGCTAATTCCATACTTTCTTCTAAGCCCAGCAATACCCTTTCTTCCATCTACATATCTAGGGAAGTATTCAACTTGTTCTCCAATCTCTATATTGGATTCTTTAACCTCTTGTATAATTGATTTAAGCAATGTCCTAGCAGCAATGAAATCATTGTACATCTTGTGCTTCTTTAACAACATTTCTCTTTCGTCTAACAGTGCTTGTTGTTGCTCAGGTGTTTGACGAGAGTCCTCTGCAAATGGACTGTAGGATATAAGAACAGATAACCTAGTATACTCTTTAGTATTTTGCTTCTTAAGTTTCTTGAGTTTCTTTCCTAAAGCTTTCGTAGCATTATGTCCATCTAATATCCTTTGTTGCTTTGCTTGAGTGAATAAACTGTATGCAGTCTCTAGCCTTTGGTCTATGTTTGCTAGCAACTGACCAACCGGAACCATGAATCTTTCAATAAAGTTAACTGCCTTTGGCTCATAGTTTAACACATCTTCAACACTCGGTTTCTTTGCGCCCGATTTTTTAGTTCTTACTGTTGGTGCTGAGTCATCTTCGGTTAATGGGTCTGCCAATGGATCACCAGTAAAATCATTTACATTTTGATACAACTTACCTGTGTTCGGAGACATCATTTTTAGAACCCTATTGTATAACCTAGCATTCAATGGTCTAGCCTCTGGATCAATTTGGCCCATCAACTTTACTGAGTCCAAATATACTAAAGCTACATCGGAGTCTACAAATACACCTGTTTTAAAAAACTTAACAATATGCTTTTGAACATTCTTTAAGAATCTTTTAGCTTGATTAAATGCAGAATCCCCAAACTCAGAATCCAATCGCAAAATTTCTTTTATTTCCTTAAGACTCTTACCGCTAATCCCAGCGAAATTTCTTATATACTCAGATGTTCCGCCTTCATAACTATAGGCTTCAATCATCGCTCTAATAAACTCAGCGCCATAATGGTAATCAGCATCTCTAGAAAATGGTCTAGTTGTACCAGCATAAGCAAGCCCTAAAAGTTTCCTTTGAGCAGGTTTCATCGACTTACCTATTTTTCGGTAAAGACTTGTTAAATTAACACCTTGGTTGGCAGAGGCTACCGCCGCCACCGCATGAGCTAATTCATGTCTAATGGTTGCATCTAAATTCCTAGTGCTAAATTCACTAGACTTAATGCCGCCACGATTATTTGCTTGCATAAGCAAGTTCATATTAAGAGCAATGGTATGAGAACTAGCTTGGTAATAACCTAGTGTATTTGCATCCATCTCTTTATCTTTGCTTACATTGAAGACATAATTGAGTGTTAGTGGAGTGCCATTTTTATTAAGAAACTTGTTTTTAAATATCTTCCTGTATTTACCCTCAATGTATTCTTGAACCTGCCCTTGTAGTGCTGCCCTCTCGGGTTTTATTTTTGGTTTAGGTTTTGTTCCCTCAGGCAAGTCTTCTTCTAATGCAGCATCATCTGGAAATACATTAGTGGGGTCATTGGGGTCAGTAGTTTCAGGCTCTACTATAGGCTTAGGCTTAGGTTTTGGTTTGGGCTTAGGTTTCGGCTCAGGTTCTGGCTCTGGCTCTGGCTCTGGGTCTGGGTCAACTTCTGTCTCTGCCTCAGACTTAGGGTTTATGATTGGATCAAAATCAGCGGAGTATTGTCCCTTGAATGCTCTTTGAAACTCAGCTAATGGGTCTTGCCCGGGTTCAATGAATATCTCCTCTACCCTTTGTTCTCCATTCTTGTTTTTAAATTCAACAGTATATGTAGTACCTTCGGTTGGGGCTGTTGGTTTTACGGGTTTTTCTTCCCCTTCTTCTTTTGTTTCACCCTCTTCTTTTGTTTCACCCTCTTCTTTTGTTTCACCCTCTTCAGTCTTTGCTTTGCGGTCTCTTCTTGCTTGCTCAAATTTTAATGCAGAGAGAGCTGTTCCAACTTTAGATATTGCTATTTGATTTCTTTCGGATTCAGGTTTCTTTAATTCAAGTTCAAGAAAGTTTTCATCTAAACTTTTAAGTTGAGAAATTTCATCTTCGGTCATTTCGGATACCTTCTTAGTACCTTCGGTTGTTACTACTACAAAGTCAGGACTTCTTGGGTTTCTTAATGTTTGCCCGGACTCAGAGTAAAAACCAGTAGAGCTATCAGACATTTCATTGGTCTCACCTTGTTCGTTTTCAAAAGTAATTATATTGTCTTTTATATCTTTAATCTTAATTGTTTCTTTACTTCCGTCTTCATTGTAAATTTGTGTCTCAAACTCACCGCTATCATCGAACTGTACTTTTAATTCATCATAAGATAAATCTAGCTCACCCTCTTTTATCTCCTCTTCAAAGGCTTGCGCATCTTCAGCTATTTTTTTTCTCTCAGCTTCAGTGAGAGTTATATCTTCTCCAGCAGCTATTCTTCCTACATCACCTATACCTGATCCAATACCACCAACTGAGAATCCAACTAAGAACTCTGTCATTCTCCTAGCAAGAGCATCACCTGTAATAAACTTACGATCATCGTCATAAAGATTTTTAGCTATGAGGTCTAATGTCATACCATCGCCAATGGATTCTTGAAGTCCTTCTACTGTACCTCTCTTCAAGGCATTTGCTGATACTGCCTTTAATGCACTCTTGGCTACTGGTTCGGATACTTTTTCACCAGCATTTAAAGCTTTTAATACTTTAGAAACACCACTCGGTAGACCAGCTACATACTTAAATGCAGTAGCCTCCAATGCCGCACCCGTACCAGCATAAGCAACAGACCCCTTGAGAATCATATCTCTTTCAGAATCATTCATATCAAGCAAGTCCGTCTTTAAAGTTGCCTCAGCATCATCAATGAACTCACTTGTTCTGTTTAGGTAAGCAACAGAGAATACCGCTGCAGTACCAAGCGCACCACCTGCGGCAGTAGTAAAAGGGTCAGGGCTAATGCTACCAGCTGCTGCACCTGCCGCTGCTCCCGCAACATAAGAAGCTCCGTATCCAGCCATTTGACCCAAGCCCCGGGCTACTGATGTAGACCAAAAACCAAAAGTGCTTTTCGCAAAGTCTTGATCTATGTTAATTTTGTTTGGTAACACATTGTCAAAGAAATCGCCAACTGCATTCGCATGACTTAGTGCTTTCTTTTGAACCTTGTCCCTAAGCTCATTGTCTTCTTTGTATTCATCGTAAGACATTCTTGGAGCTTTATCTGAATCCATAAAGTCTTCTTCAGACATAGTCGGATCAGTTAACATTAAGGTAAGTTTTTCTATACCACCCTTATATGTTTTTCCAAACACTTCGGAGAAACCAAGTAAGCCATGCTTAAATGTTTCAGTAAATATATTGCCATTGACTACTGGTCTATCAAATACCCTACGATATTCTGGGTACTTCTCAACAAAGTCATGGACTACCACTTCATCTTGAACATTACTATATTCAGGATTCTTTTTTCTTACTCGATCCGCAAAGCTTTTGATTGTTTCTGCCATAGATCATTTAATTAATCGTATAACCCTTGGCTATCAACTGAGAACATAGCATAAAATGCTTTAGGATTATCTGTTAATTTAAATATAGCTGAGTTAGCATCGGCTGGTTTAAACTTACCATCAAGGTCTCTTTCCATTAAGACTTCTTTTCCTTTAACTCTTTTTAACTTGTAGTTATCGTTGTCCGATACTTCATCTCTAAATTTAATAGCATCGCCTATACCACCGAATGAATCATCTTCACCCTCTATTGCTTGCAAGTAATTTGCTCCAATTATAGCAGTGCTTCCCTTTTGACCAAGCACATTGAAGATTTCGCTAGATGCGGCTTTGATTTCACCATCATCAATTTTGAAATCAAAGATTGGGTTACCAGCCTCATCTATTTGTCCTGTATCTATAGCCTCTTTTGATAAGCCAAGAGTTTTTTGCATCTCGGGGTTGTTTCTTATTATAGTTTCTATACTAGAGATAGTGCTATCCTTCATCTCTTTTTCTTTTTTCTTCTCTTTGTATTTAGTTATACCATCCCCTACCTTAGCGCCCAAGTCTGCTAGTGCAGATGCCTGTATAGCAGAGGCTTGAAGCATACCTTGGGTCATGCCTTGGTTAGAAAGAAGTTGTGGGTTTATTGGTGTACCTGTTTGAAACATAATTATTATCCTGCTGCTAATTTACCACCCACGATGTTGCCGAACATACTATACATACCGGCTTTTTCTGTAGCCCTTGCGCTCATAGATGCTCCTGTTAAATTGTATCTATTAGTTTGTTCTTGCATACCAAGGTTAACACCTTGTCCAAAGTCAAACATTTGTGGCCCAGCTTGTTGACCCGCTAAGTTGTATGCTTGTCCATATAAGTTAGAACCCATAGCTGTGCTTTGAGATGGTCTCCCAAATAAGAATGCAGTAGGATCGCCACCAGTAGCACGATTGAAATTCATACCTAACTGACCTTGGGCAGAAGCTTGTTGCCTTAACTGCGCCCGGGATGCCTCTCTTCCAAGTAACTCACCAGCTATTGTAGACATATCTCCTACCCTACCACGAGATGCACCAGCCATTCTAGCGGCTAGCTCTTTCGGGTGATAGATCGCCGGCTGCCTCTGAGTACAATGTCTCAGCTTGTTGCTGTTGCATTGCCCTAAGTCTTTCTGATTCGGGATCAGAAGCTCTCATGGCTTCGGTAAATTGTGGGCCAAACTCTCCAAGCAGTGACATCTCTCTAGCTTTGGCGGCTTTCTCAATTGGCTCATATGCCTCACCAGCCCTTTGTTGAAGCTCTATTAAACCAGCTTGGTCTCCACTGCCGAACAGTGCAGCCTCTTGGTCTGCTAACTCAAGTGCTTGGTACTGAGGTCTAAACTTAGCCTCTGACTCAAGGAGTCTTTGTTGTAATACTGGATCAGTAAAGCCACCTTCGATATCTCCGAAGTCTTTACCAAACATAAACTCTCCACCCGCCTTGATTGCATCAAAGGGCGCTGGAGCTGGTGCTACTTTTGTTTTTCCTCCCATTATATTTTAAGAAATTTGTTTAGGTATTTAAGTGATAAGTCTACTTTTGTTGGAACTCCTCGTCTGTGTCTAATCCCTATAAGTTTCTTAGTTAAGACATCGGGTTCTTTTTCTATTAAATCAAGTGTTAGTTTCTTTAAAATCTGTCTGTTTTCTGCAAATAGAAATGCTAAGAATATAGCATCACCATTTCTGTTATCCTCTTTCCAATCAGTTATAATATCCCATTGGTCATCGTAATTACAATTATACCACATATGAACACCCACAACTTCTTTGCCTTCATATATTACTGATATTGTCTTCTTTGCTAGGTTATATGCTACGACAGTTGTAATGATATCTTCATCCCACTCATCGAATACTTTTCCATTTTCTTTTCTTATACAGTACCCCACAATGTCCTTAATCTTCTTGGGTGTACCATTTATTTCCAACCATTTTCTTATATAACCAGCTTGCATACTATATGTTAAATGATGCTGCCGATTGCGATCTAGGAGCAATAGTACGACTAGGAGTTCCACCTAATGTAAATGTTTTACTTCCAGCACTTCCTAATCGTTGAACATAACCTAAATTACCTTCTCCTGTATTATTGTTAATTATTGTTAAACCACTAGATGTTATTGAACCCACTGTATTTCCAGTATAATCATCCGCAAAAGCATTAAACCAACCCATACAAGCAAAACTAGCTGTACCCATATTTAAATCCATTGTTGTTTGACTAGTAGAAAAGTCAATATCTAGTGCTGATGTTAGACTAGGAGTATTATCATATTGCAATACAATTAAATCTTTATTTGTAACACCCCCACTAGAGGATATAGCGGCTGAAGATACATCCCCTATATTACAAGTGTAAATTCCAGTTGCAGCTCCATCATTCGAATCATTGTTTACTACTTGTGCGATTGTGGTAACAGTATGGCTAGTTATACTAAATGTAATTTGACTGCCTTGACTGCTTGAGTGCGCTCCGTAAAGCAATATTAATGAAGTGTGACTACTTCTTTTAGCCGAGGATAAGGAAACGGAAAAATCATAACTAGTGGCGCTAGTGTTAGCTAATACAGTCAAAGTAGGGTTTCCAGTATCGTAAAAAGTTTTTAATTTTATTACACCAGACTGTGGTATACCAGCAGAAGTATTTAATCCTGTTTCTTGTACATTACTTCCACCCCTATAATATTCACTTAACTTATGAGGGCCACTGCCACCAAACTCAGTAGCGATTTCACTTAACTTTACTCTGCCACTAGATTGTATAGCCATTATTTTTGTCCATGGCTGTGACTCTTAGCCTCCAAGGTTTCTACCTTTTGACTAAGTTCTTTTATTGACTCAAGCAATAGCGGAATAATCCTAGAGTAATCTACCTTTAGATATCCATCGTGTCTTTCCTTTACTGCGCTAGGTATTACCTTTTGCACTTCTTGTGCTATAACACCTATATCGTCACCATTGTATGTAGCACAGTCTTTCCACTTAAATGTATTACCACTAAGTTGGTTTACTTTATCTGTAGCATTTTCTATTGGCTTTATATCTTCTTTTAATCTTTCGTCAGAAGATAATGATGCCGCTACATCTCCGTCTGCTGATATGTCTCCCGTAGCATAAATATCATTGAAAACTTTCATACCCGCACTAGCACTTCCCGCAGCATCCTTAGATACATCTTCTCCAATTACCATTCTTGCATTTCCACCAGTGGTTACACTAACCTCATCTTGAGCAGTCATTAAAATATCTGCCCCTGTGTTTGCTGCAGCAATAGTTAAAGTTCCATCCGTTGAATCAGAGGATATTATAGGTGAAGTACCGCTGTTATTATCGTCATTAAAAGCAATAGATGGAGCAGTTCCTTCTGCTACAACAGCACCTGTTGATGAAAAAGTTAAGCCATCGGCTAACTTTGCTGAGTTAATTGCACTGTCAGCTACACTAATAACTCCATCCGCTACTGCAATAGTAGAGTCAGTGGAGTCTCCTGATATCTTTGCTGAGTTAATTGCAGTGTTTAGTTTATCTGCGGTAACTTGATCGTTAGTGCTGAATTCATTTCCTGTTGCGAATCTTGCCATAATTAATATTATAAGTGATGTGTCTAGTTATATGAAGCTCTTCATGTTTCCATAAGTTAATTGCCCTGTGGTTTTCAGGGATTTAATCTTAGGTCTTCCAGAAGATATGTTAAATTTATATTGAATACCATAAGATCTTGGAGTACCTACTCTGCCAGATATAATTCTATCCTCATCGGCTACTGTTGCTATTTGAAAATTATTTAAAAATTTTTCGTCAGAACCAACAGCATCTCCTACTGAGTCAGTGTTCTCGGCTATGTAGAATAAATCAGCATTAGTAGCAGTGCTTCCTGACTCCCAATGAAATGTAAGTTGTTTAAATTTTTTAGTATCCAAGGATTTCATAGTATACATTCTAGTTTTGCATACCCCGGGAACTTGTGAGCTACCTTGGCTACCTCCTATTTGTGTAATAACAACATCAGCGCCATTGTCATTTTCCTCTAATTTATGCATTCCTCCATCTTCATTGGCAATATATATTCCCCTATGACTACCCTTACCTGACACAATCATATGATCAATAAAGAAATTATTGGGAAATGTATCTAATGATTCCCAAGATTTATTAATAAAGTTATATATAATAATAGCATTGTTTTTATCAGAACCATCAATAGGAACTGCTAAGTAGTATCTGTTATCAAAATAAACAGCAGTAGCTTTTGATACAGCATCTTGATTTAACCTAGCTATCGTAGAAGCTATGGATTCAGATAATGGTAATTGAGTACCACGAAGATTAAACTCATCAATAAACTCTAAGGAGTATACTCCGTTGTCTGATAAAAAGAAAACATTTTTACCAACTTGTACTATTGATTTTCTTGCCAAACATCCAATCTCATCTGTGATTAAACGAGAAGTTGCACTCCTTGGAGACACTGTGTTGAACACACGATGTATACTATTCTTATTAAATATAATTAGCGAGTCCTCAGTAAAGGATGTAATACCAACAGTAAAGTCACTCGTACCTGCATTAAACCTAAATGATGCAAATATCTTATCGTAAGTATCACTGTCTAAAATGTCTGACACAATAACCTCATCAAGTATTTTTCTTGAAGCATTGCTATTTTCTGGATCAAACTGAAATGGCATTACCAACCTCCTCTGATGCAGTGTAGCAAACTCGGGTGTAGGCATATGTATAAAACCCAAATCACTAGATGTCTTTTTAATTAAAACACAATTTGTTAATGCAGCCTTATCAGCACGATCCCCCACAAAGAATTTAAAACCATTTGAAGTAACTTCATTTACTGTAAATTCTAAACCTCTTTCAAATCCTGACCCACCTGCTGCTTTAACTACTATTGTGTCATTGATTTTAACATAAGGTGTTACATCAGCTCCACCCGATGTAACTGTAACTGCTACTGTAGCTATAGAGTTGGTTATGCTCAATGTACAAGTTTGCGCGCTTTGAGGTATTGTTGTTGGTTGTGTGTAAGTTCCACTAGACACAGCGGTAAATTTATCACTTCCGATGCTACTTATGTTTTTGTCAGCTAAATCTATCTCTAAGGCTACCTCGCCCTTTCTAAATATGTACACCTTGTTAAATGCTTGTATCATATCTACATCACTAGACACTGTAATAGGAGATGTGTACTCAATATCAACAGTAGATGAATCAGATGTTTTGACTGCTACTACTTTATTATTAGTAGCTAAAAGAATGTATTCTTCATTTGTAGCGCTTCTTGGATCAGAAAAATTACAAGCGCCATATATTTTGTTTACTGCGGCATCAGCTAACACAGGAAATCCCACAGTACACTCTGCATCACTTCCTGAGAATGTGCCTAATACTTTCAAATGAGTAGTACCAGTTCCTCCGCTACTATCTGATTTACTATAAGCATGAACTCCATCTGCTCCAGAAATGCTATTTGCGGAAATTATAATATGACCCGTTGCAGGAAGGTCTGCTATTTCATTGAAGCCAGCTAGTATTAAATTACCGCTATTCACTGTGGTTGACACTGTAGTATCATTCTCTAAATGAAACCCCGATGCAGTTAGTTTTAAAGCATCAGCGCCAGTAGCAAGAGGAGCTTGTTTTAAGTTAACACCCTTTCTTGCTTGCCACTCACCATTAAGAGATAATCTACCATTCTCACTTTGAGATAACATACCCGCAGGTAATTGATCGGATCTTATCCTATCATTAAATCCTTGAAAGCCAAGATCGCCATCTTCAACGAACTGATCGTCTAATGCGCCATATGATCTATAGATAGTCATTTAACAATTATTTTTTCTTTCTTTGACCCCCGGGTCTTGTTTTAAATCCTATTCTAGCGCTACCCCTAACCTTGTCTTTTAGTACAGCTCTCTTAGGTGTACTATTTTTTTTCGCTACACTTTTTACATCATTCGCAATCTTAGTTGCTTCTTTGTTAGCTGGTGTAACTGTAGCCTGTTTATTGGGAGCAGCTGTAGGGGTAGATTTAGGTGTAGGTGTAGATGCATTAGATTGATTTCTTGGGTCTTTGGATTTCCAAGCAGCTAGAGC